ACCTCAAGTAACTCCCACTCCAATTCCGTCAGCGACTCCGGCGCCAACAGCAACGCCAATTCCGACGCCAAGCGTAACTCCAACGCCGAGTCCGTCGCCTAGCCCAACGCCAGTCCCGGTAGTTCCGCTCACGCTAGCTTGGGGCGCTTCGCCTTCTTCCCCGAACTTTGATGGTTACAGGATTTACTACGGCCCAGGTTCCGGTAACTACACCTGGCACTCCGATTTGGGCATGGCTCTCACTGCCACGTTCATGCTCCCGAGCGACCCTACTCACCCGCTTTACTTCGTCGCCGTCGCCTACAAAGGCAGCATCGAATCCCCGCCAAGTAACGAAGTGAAATGGCCGTAAGCGCCGGCGCTGTAGCGTCCGCTGTCCTCAGCGGAAAATCTGTAATCAAATCCCGCTGGCGCTTTTCGAACTGCGTCGGTCGCATTGATTCGTTCTTACGAACGCTCGGCATCGAATTTCGAACAGGCGACTACTTCTGGAAAGACAACGCGCTCATTCTGCCCGAGCTCTACGACCAGATGCAGGAAACCGCGCGCGAACGACTGCACGAATTGCATCCTGACAAAAACGGCGACGCCGCTGAGTTCCGCGCTTTCATCGCTTCCTATTCGCGGGCCAAACGCGCCTTTGCTCGTCATCTCGGCGGTCCTGAGAAAGCTTCAAATATCCGTGTCCGCCGAACGATGATCCGCGGCGGTCGTCACCGCGCTCCGCGCACTCCTGAGCATTGTGCAAAACTGAGCCTCGCTAACCGAGGCAAAAAACGAAGCGATGAGACTCGCGCTAAAATGCGAAAGCCGAAATCGGCAGAGCATCGCGCGAAATTATCGGCCGCGCACAAGGGTAAAAAACTCAGCATCGCGACCCGTTCGGCAATGTCTCGCGCGCACACTGGAAAGCCGTTAAGTGAGAAACAAAGAATCGCGATTTCCCGATCAAAGCTCGGCACTAAATACAGCGAAGCTCATCGCGCCGCGTACCGGCGAAGATGGTCGCGCTGGCGTGTCGCGCAGAACCGCCCCATTTTTGACCGACACCGCGACGAAAAAACAGGTCGCTTCTTTTGGATCAAGAGAGAGCCGCTCGCTGCGTGAAAGAATCATATCGGCACGCCGATATAATTTTTCAGCGCGCTGTCGCAAACACGCCGCCGTTCATGTTCTGCATCGCGGTCAGCACGCCGTTCTCCACGTAAACTATGCCGGTCGGATAGATCCATTGTTCTTCACGTCCGTAGTTATTAATCCGCTGCGGATTCCCGAGGATGCGCCGCACTTTATCCGCGCTGATGCCGATCTTCAGATCAGCCAGGGTAGTTGCGTTGTAATGCGGCAGCTCCATCGGCGTTGGTGCTGGCGTGGCGTATGTCGCCAGTAGTGCGCGTTTCGCCTTCCTTTGCTCGGCAAGTTCAAGAGTTTCTTTTTCTGCGACCTCTTTCGCCTGCTCGATCTCTTCCTCTTTTTTCTTCCGCTCCGTTTCTGCGCGCTCGGGGTCGAACGGAAATCGCGCCTGATAGCTAACCGGCATTTTCTCCCACGCGACGTGCGCGATCCCGGTCTCGTGTTCGATGTTGAATTCGACGCCGTCGAATTTAGCGATCCGAACGTGACGCAATATTCGACCGCCCGGCAACGCGATGTCTTCGGCGTGCGCACTCGCGAGCGCGAGCACACAAAGTAAAAGCAGTTTTTTCACGGAGCTGCATTTCACAGCAACCGGAGTGCCTTACTGCTCTTTCGGTCCCTCGTCTCCGTATCTCACTTTTCGCGTTTCTGCGGATTGCGACTCATTCGCCGCTTTCCGGCGCTCGATTATCGGGTTGATCAGGTTCGCCACCAGGAGCCGGTCGGCGATCGGTTTTGATTCATCGGCCATGATCGCCTTTACCCGCTCGATTAGGGTCGCCAAGGGCATCGTTTCGGCCAGGTAAAAGAAGGCTTTTCGGCAACCTTCGTTTGTCGAGTAGTCGAACTCCGGTTTTTCCTCGACTGTCAGCCTGTTGACAAGTTTACGCCCTGGCGGACGCCCGTTCTCGACCTCGCTGATGCAACTGCGCGATACATCGAGCCTGGCAGCTGCCTCCTCCTGGGATAGGCCGGTCTTTTCCCGCCACGCCTTCAGCCGGTCAGAAAAAGTCGCCTTTTTGTCCACTTTTATGTTGATTTGGCAACATGGCTGCTCTCTAATGGGCATGTTACGTGAAACCTTCCTTGGCGACTACAAAAAAGCGTCAGACCCGGACAAGCGGCCCAGTTCGGTTCCCTGGAATTGGCGAAATGGCGAGAACACTCGGGGTGACGCGAGTGCATTTGTGGCTCGTCCTTTCGCACAAGCGCGCGAGCAAAAAATTGATGCGCGCGTATCGCGAACTGAAGCGGTCGGAGGCGGCAGCGCGATGAACGAAGTCGCTGTCCCACTCCTGCCCAATCTTCGTTGCGACGGGAGAATGGAATTCAAAGGCCGGTCGCTCCTTCTCTTCACCGAGCTGGACAAATCGGCTGTCAGCTACGGCAGCACGTTCACCGTCGACGCCAACGCAGTGCTCGCGGACGCGATCACCGCCGCGCGCGCTGAAATGTTTTGCAAGTTTTCAGCCGGTAGGACCGGCCACAACAACAAGGACTAAATGCAAAAACGGAAAACGATAATTCTGCTGCTTCTCGCGGGTGCGATCGTCGCAGCCTCACCGCAGCCGGCCAAAGCCGGGCTCACCTGGACGTGGTCGTGGATTGGTAACGGGTGGTTTCCGCTGCCGACCTGCGATTGCTCGTCGCAGCCTAGCCAGCCAGTCAGCGGCGATTGGCGTCCGGCCGCTGCCGAAAAAGCCGCGCCCTCTACCCCAGCCGATAAAGCGAAGGCGCAACAGCCAGACAAAAAGCAGCAGCGGTAACGCTCTTCAATGTCGCCAGAGAAACAGCAAAACATTTCCCGCGCCGGTAATCGCCGCCGGCGCGGGATTCTCTCAACTCTCAACTCTCAACCATCAACTTTCTGATGGCTCTGGCTTACTCCGCGCCCAAGCTCACCGCGACCGCCCATGCTGCGGTCGATCGCGGTGATTTCGATTTTCTTGTCCCATACAAAAAACCGCTCTATCGCACCGATGAAGCGGCCGACACCATCTCGCGCAGCACCGAATTCATTCGCTGCCTGATTGAGGAAGGCCGACTGGAAGCGCATCGCGACAGCGCCACAACCGAGGGGCGCAAGAGCAGCCTGGTCACGCGCCGCAGTCTCCTTCTCTACCAGGTATCGATCGCGAACTACGATCCGAATTCAATCGTCGCCCGCCTGGAAGCGATCGCGAAAACGTTAGGCCCGGCTCAGCTCGATCGATTCGCGCGGTTCATCTCACGGCAAAGGGAATCGATTTCATGAGCAAGGAGATCGTTGTCCGCGATAACGAATCGGAGCTCGTGCGTGAAGCCATCGGCTTGCACGACATGAACATCGCGCAGATGGGCGCCGCCATTGTCGGGCTCCGCAACCTCGAACAGAAACACGAAAACCTGAGCGGCATTTGCGCGGTCCTGATCGGCATCGTGCTTCACGAAGCAAAACAACGGCTCGGGCACGGCAAGTTCATGCCCTTCGTGAAGGAGAATTTCGAGAAGTCTCATCGATCGGCCAACGGTTACATGCGCCTGGGCCGTGCCTGCCTGGAATCCAAATTAGAAAGTACTTTCCAATTTGCCGACAACGGTCGCGCCGTCCGCCTCAAAAGCGGCAAAGCTTTCGAGCTCCTCACCAAGGATCTCGCGACCTCGCTGCGCGAGCTGGAGAAGTTCCAACTCGATCTCAAGCACCCGATCGTCTCCAACGTCGCGCGCTGGGTCAACGGCCGCGGCTCTTACCAATTAATGCTCGATTACCCGGCCGAGCTCGGCGGGCGTCGGGAACGAAAACTCAAACTCACTCCCGCGCAGCTGCGCGCCCAGAACGAAAAAGATGCGATCGAAGGATACGAAACAATCTGCCGATCGCTCGATCGGTTCCTTAAAGACAACGCGCACACGCTCCTCCCCAAGGACCTGCGCGTCCTCTTCAGCAGCGCTCTCGGCAAAACGAAACGCTCCCTCGATGCCGTCGCTGATTAACATGAAATCTCTCGCTATCCCCCCCGATGATCCGTTCTTCGCCAGGCTGCCGAAAGAACAACGCGATCGCGTCCGTGATTGGTGCCAGGCCTTTTGCAGCGTGCCCCTGGTCAACCCGGTCAATCACGCGCTTCACCAAATCTCGTTAATTCTCCAGGTGAGTCCGGGCACGGTCCGCACCAAATACGATGCGCTGCGCGCGGGCGGCAGCTGGCGCGTGTTTGTCGATTATCGCGCGGTCGAAAGCGTGCGCGCATCGCGCACGAAGAATCCGCAATTTCAAGCGTTCATCAAAACGCTTTACGACAAGCATCATCGTTCCGGGCAGAGCGCGATCGAAGAGCTGCATGCGATGTGGCGCCGGCGCGATGCCATCCCTGGTTACGATGGGCATCCTGGCTGGCCCAATCTGCCGCGCGGCTGGGGCGAGCGAAATCTTTACCGGCTGCAACCGCCGAAAACCGAGCGGCGCGCATTTAACATCGGCCTGAGCGCGGCGGCGCCAGGTCTGCCGCAAACTTTCTCAACTCGCGTGGGCTTGTGGCCGATGTCGCACGTGATGATCGATGATTTGTGGCACGATAACTTTGTCCGGGTCGGCACCCGCGGCGCGGTCGGTCGCGTGCTCGAGCTCGACGCCCTCTGCGTTCACACCGGCTACAAGATCGCCTGGGGCACGAAACCGCGTCTCCCGAAAGCACTTCGCCCGGAGCAGATGGAAGGGTTGATGGAGAAAAATACGCGGCTGCTCGTGGCTTCGATGTTTTTCTTCACCGGTTATTCACCGCGCGGAACGGTTCTACTAACCGAGCACGGCACTGCCCACCTGACCGATCGGATCGCGCAGATTCTTTTTGATGGGAGCGGGAAATCGATTCGCGTGCGCGAATCCGGCATCACCGGCGAAGAACAGATCGTGCTTGGCTCCTGGACGGGCGAGGGGAAAGGCAATCCGCGTTTCAAATCGCCACTCGAATCACTGCGCAATTACATTCATAACCAGCTCGATGCCGTGCCTGGTCAAACCGGTCCTTCGCGCGAACGCCGGCCGGAAACGCTCAAAGCGGTCCTGAAGTATCAGCAGGAATTGCTCGAGCTAATGCCGCGACTTTCCGAGCAGCGTCGCGCGCTCCTCATTCATCCGCTCTGGGAATATCACGCGCAGTTCCTTCCCTTCCTTAGCGATCTCTACCGGGTCATCAATCAGCGGACCAGGCATCGCTTCGAAGGCTGGGAGAAATGCGGATACCTCACCACTGAGTATCGCCTGGCGCCGCAATCGAACGATTGGCTGGGTGATCGCGAGCTTCTCGCGCTCCCAGGTGAATCGCGCGAGCTCCTCAATTCCCTCGTGCTATCGCGGCCGCAGGAGTTCAGCCGCACCCGGCGCCTTTCGCCTGGCGAAGTTTACGAGCCGGCCCGTCCAACCTTTTTGCACATCGGCCCGGACTTCGTCTGCGATCTTTTGATCGACGATTTCGGCCGCGAAGAAAAAGTCAAAGGCTCTTACTTCCGTTTCCGCGACATCGAAGTCGATCCGGAAGAACTAATTTTCGAAGCGCGCATTATGCGGCCCGGCGCCACCCGAGAAGAAGAACTTCCCGAGGGCGAGAAGTATCTAGTTTTCGTTAACCCATTCGCGCCCGATTACCTCTTTGTTTGCGGCGCGCTCAAACAGTTCCTCGGGCTTGCCCGGCGCGTGCAAGGCGTCTGCCGGCTGGATGAAGCTGCCTTGCTCCGCAGTTGGGGTCACCAGGCCGAACGCACCGCCGATCGCCTGGCGCCAGCGCGCTTGCGTCACCGCAATGACGCCGACGAACACGCGCACATGCTCGCGAACAACGAAGCGCTCGCCAATACCGCGCGCGACATCACGCCCGAGGAGAAACAAGCCACCCGCGAGCGCCGCAAAGATACCGCGCCGATGGAGGCGTTCCTGGAGTCCGAGCCGGAGCAACTACCGCCCGATGACGGACCACACATCGCCTCAATGGAGGACTTCCTGTGATTTCAGCGTTTCAGATTTTCAGCTTTCAGCTTTTGAAAACTTTCCATGCACAACAATACTTCTTTATCTCTAGCGGATAACTCGCTCGTTTTCCCAGGTCCGGACGAGCTCGAGGCCAAATTGGTCGACGCCGGAGCTACCGCCGCCCAGGTCGAAGAAGTTGTCTGGCTGCTCGATTACGCCAAGGGCAAACGGATCTTCAGTTACGGCAAGCTCGGACAGGAACTCGGTTGCAACGCGTCTACTCTCTCCAAGGTTTTCCGCGGTAAATACGAAGCTGGGCTCGTCAACTTCTGCGAGCAGATCGCGCATTTCAAAAGCGTAGTCGCGGAACGGCAGGAGTTCGGGCCGGAGATTTTCCTTCCCGAGCTCAGCGTAGTGAAACGGTTGCGCCGCTTCGCCGAGATCATCCGCGCCACCCAACAGATCGGGATTGCCTGGGGAAAAAATCAGAGCGGCAAAACGAAAGCGCTCGAATACATCGGCGCCACCACGCCGATGACTTGTTACCACGCCTTGCCGGTCGGGGGCGGGACCAAGCTTTCCATGAAAGAAGTCGCGCTCGCCCGCGGCGGCATTTCCCCGCGCAAGAGCAACGAAGAGCTGCGCGACATGCTGATCAAGCGGTTCAACAAACTCTGGCTCCTCATCGCGGACGAATTCCATCAGACGATGAAGGGGCGCACTCTGCGCACCGTTACGATCGATCGTTATCGCGAGATCCGCGACCGGACGAAGTGCGGGCTCCTCATTTGCGGGACGGACCAAATCCCGGAGATGCTGGAGAACGAAAAATACAAGGATTTCCTCGGGCAGATCGGCAATCGCGGAGTGCTCCGCATGTTTATTCCCACCGCGCCCACTGCGCGCGATATCGAGCTCCTGGAGGCGGCTTATGGGTTCGGCGGCGAACCCACTGGCGACGCCGCCAAGCACGTCAGGCAAATCGCTAACGAGAACGGCATAGGCAAGCTGAGCGCCTATTTCACCGTCGCCCGGATGCTGGCGAACAAGAAGCACGAACGCCTCGCCTGGAAACACTTTCTCACCGCGCATCACACGCTCGCTTCCTGGGCCAAGGGTGAGTTCGGCGAGGACCAAAAGAAAAACGGAAAGGACCCTGCACAATGAAAAAAAGAATTAGATCCATCGCCGCGCTCGGTAGCCGCACCGAGTTCGAGCGCATCATCGATCAAACGGTCGATCTCCAGCTGGTAAAGGAGCGGCTCGAACTTAAGCGCGACAAACAGCTGCTCGAAATCCGCGAGAGGTTCGATGGCGACATTGCCGATCTCGCCGGCCGCATGGAAATGAACGTGCTCCGCGCTGAGAAATACGCGCACGAGCATCGCGAGGAATTGCTGCCCTCGAAAAAGAAAAGCGCCGAAACCGATCTCGCTACCTTCGGTTTCCGCACCGGCAATCCCACCCTCGTTCTCCTCAACCGCGCCTGGTCGTGGAAGAAAGTCATCGCGGAATTGAAAGAACTCGACGGCGCGTTCCTCAAGTTCATCGTGACCAAGGAAACGGTCGATAAAGACGCGATCAAGATTCGCCTCACTGACGGCGAACGCGCCGCGATCGGGACCCGCATTCGGCAGAGCGAAGTTTTCTTCATCGATCCGAAGCGCGACCCGGCCGATCCGCAACGCCTGGTCGCCCCGCCAGCGCTGAAGGAGGTCGCATGAGTAAAGTTGCCATCTGCGACAACTGCGCAGCTACCGACGACATGAACATCGGCAAGGGACCGTTTCTGAACGACGGCGTCGTTCTCGGCTTTTATCGCGACAACAACACTGAGCCGGAAGCTGAGCTGGAAATCTGCGAGGCCTGCAAAAACAGACTGCTCAAGGCGCTTCCCAATCTCGCGAAAAAACTGAAGGAGTGCGCATGAAACCCCACATCACACTCCGTTTTCACCAGGCGCGCGGGAGCAACGGCAACCCGCTGATTGTGCGCGTGCGACGATCAGAATCACCTGTGCGCAAAAGCGGGCGTCCGCTCCGCTATTTCGAAATCTTCATCGGTTGTTTGTGCGTCCCCATCAGCATCGGTTGTTTCGCTGAGCGGGATTTCCTGTGGGGCGCGCTCGATGTGATCATGGCGCTCTTTTGGTTCTTCATCGTTCCCTTAATGCGGAGGAACTCATGAAGAATTCTTTTCTCGTCGCCGCGTTCATCCTTTTCGGATTCGGCGCCGGTTACTTTGCACACCGGCCCGACATCGCTGGTTACATCGCGCACGAACCGGGTGGTTTGCGCGAAACGCTGCGGAGCGGCGCACGCGCCAGCGAAGATGTCCTGGTCTTCTGCCCTGCTGACGAAACTGCCGTGGTCCGCTATCGCCTCGATCGCGGCGAGACAGCTGAGCTCATCCGCGAGGCGTTGGAGGATAATTTGTGACCGATCGCGACATTTACAACGATCTGCGCGGCGATGTCTGCTTGTGCGACGCGCACAAAACGCCCGGCAAATCATTCTGCCGCGCCCATTACTTCGCGCTCCCGACTTCCATGCGCAACGCCCTCTATGAGCGCGACGGTTACCCGGAAACATTCCGCGCCACCGCCCGCCATCTGTCCCTTCCACTCCGGGCCGTGGCACAGGCTTCCCAGCCTATTCAGGAATCGGTGCAATCGTGAACGAAGAGAAAAAAACTTTCGACGAATGGGCGCTGATCGAGCTTTTCGGTCACGCGCGAATTGTCGGGCGCGTCACTGAAGCTACAATCGGCGGTGGCGCATTTATTCGCGTCGACGTGCCCGATGAAAACGGCAACACGGTTTTCACCAGGTTCTTCGGACCAAACGCGATCTATTCCATTTCTCCGGTGTCACGCCAGACCGCGATCGGCATGGCCGCAAATATTGGCGCCGAACCGGTCAAGCCGTATGACGTGATCAAACGCGTCCAGGAATCAAAACCTGGACTGCTGGATCGCAGAGAAGAGGACGAACAGGACCCGCCGTTTTGAGCGCGAAGCTGCACATCTCCGATTCGCTCGCGCTGCCGATCGATGTCGTCACCATGCGGACCGCGATCTACGGCACGAGCGGCGCCGGTAAGACAACTTTCGCCCGCCTGGTCGCAGAGAAAGTGCACGCAGCCGGCCAGCGCTTTTGCGCGATCGATCTCAAGAACGATTGGTGGGGACTCAAGAGCTCAGCCGATGGAAAAAGCGAAGGAATCCCGGTTGTCGTTTTCGGCGGTCCGCGGCGCGATGTGCAAATTTTCGACGATGCCGGCGCCGCTGTCGCTGAGACAGTCGCGGCCATCGATCAATCCTGCATTGTCGATCTCGACAGTTTCTCGAAGCGGAAACAACTGAAGTTCATCGCCGCATTTTTCGAGCGCCTCTACGAGGTCAACCGCGACCCACTCCTTTTGTTTAACGACGAATCGGATCGCTACGCCTCGCAAAAGCCAATGAGCGAGGAAGGTCATGCCGCGCTCAGCGCTTCGGAAGATATCTGCCGGCGCGGTCGCAAGCGCGGAATCGGCTCGTTTTGGATCACGCAAAGGACCGCTGTCATCAACAAAAACGTAAGCGGCATGTGCGATCTCACCGTTGTTTTTCGCACACCTGGTGTGCGCGATCTGAAGGAGCTCGAAGATCATATCGGGCGCATCGCTGGCAAAACACAAGTCGCCGAAGTAATGCGGATGGCGCCGGGACTCGACGATGGGCAGGCGATCTTTCTCTCAGCGAATCCGAAGCTGCGCGGCGCGATGCCGAAAGATGCCCGACCGCTTCAGATGCCGCTTCCTGAAACATTCGATTCCAGCGCCACGCCGCACATCGGCCAGCGCAAACGCGAACCGAAAGTGCTGGCGAAAACCGATCTCGCCCAGATCGAAGAGCGCATGGCGCAACAAGTCGAGCGCGCCAAAGCGGAAGATCCAAAGCATCTGCGCAAACAAGTCGGCGAGCTGCAGGCCACGATCCGGATGCAGCAACAGATCATCGACAAGAAGGTCTCGACAAAAAATGTTGAGACAAAGGTTGTCGAAAAACCGGTGCTTAAAGATTCGCAGATCGAGGCCGTCGAAAAATGGTCGATGCGATTCGTCAACACTGCGAACAAAGCGGCCGATAATCTACAAAGTCTTTTCAGTAAATTCGACGACCGATTCACTCGTCTCATTGTCGGAATCGCCGAAGTTCGCGAGGCAAATTCGAGGCCAGCTGCGCGCGCGCCGTTCCCGCCAAATCTTCCCGATCGTTCACCGCTTTTAACTGGGCAATCAACGCCCAAAAAAATTTCTCGTCCTGAGCCTGCCGAAATCGCGAGACCGGCTATAACTGGAGCGTCGTTTTCAGCGCGTCCAGTCGAAAGGGGTGGCTCAGGCGAGAATAATTTAACTCCGCGGTTGCGCCAAATTCTCGACGCACTTGCGACATGCGAAACGATCGGCCTCAACGCGACTGACAAATCGCAGCTGGCGCTTTTCAGTCACGCTTCACCCACCAGTAGCGCATATGGTAACAATCTCAGCACGCTCCGCACCGCGGGATTTATCGAGTATCCCGCCGCTGGTTTTGTTTCGTTAACTGAGACCGGCCGCGCTGAAGCCAACAGCCAAGTTGGTTTTTCATCGCGATGGGAGCTGCACAAATTTGTTTACAACCTGGTCAAGCCGGCGCGCGCAACGATTCTCGAAGCGCTCATTCGCATCTACCCGGATTCGATCGGTAAGGCTGAGCTCGCAGAAAAGATTGGCGTTAGCGCCGCGAGCTCCAGTTACGGCAACAATCTCAGCTCACTCCGCACTCTTCGCCTAATCGATTATCCGCAGCCTGGTCACGTCATGGCGACGGACCTTCTTTTCCCGCCGCTGCCATGAAACAACACGACAAACCATTCGTGATCACCGGGCATGACGTGCTCGGCGAAATTCTGCGTCGCAACAAAGGACTGATTGATCATCAGATTCGCGGGAGCGCACGTCGTATTCACCAGGCGCGACTCGGTCCGCACGAAGTAGTCGAGAGCAATCTGCCTCTTAATAATTCCGCACTCCGCGATCCGAAATCCGAAATTCCCCCGCGGCGTCCCGCTTTTCTCCGATGATGCCGGTCCCGCCAGAGATCGATTATCTGCATCGCGCGCTTCTCGCCGCGTTACGGGTGGATCATTTCCGGCCGGGCATGGGCGACGTGAACGCCTGGCGCGATTTCCTCTTTGTCCTGGATTCGCTCAAGGATTCGGATGGGGGCGAGCTCACACCGCGCGACGTTCACGCGGCGGTCGATCTCATGCGCCAGCAAAACAAAGCCGGCGAATCGAAGTGGTCGCTCCGGTTCTCTAAGATTCTGCGCGAGCCGGAATCCTTCCGCGATCTCGTTTTAATTTCGCGCAAACGCATCCGCCCGCGGCCGGCCATCCAAACCGTCTCACGCAAAACCGGCGACGGCGCCAACGTTATGGATGAGCGCGATCCGGCTGTCGCCAACGACCCGAAGCCAATCGCCGACGAGCTGCGCAAATGGAGGGAACAAAATTTGTGAAACCCAAAGGGTCGATCCTTACCAAGTCCGGCGTGATGCTGCTCGCCGATTCCTGGGCTGGTTTCGCCTTCTTCGCTTTTAGCAGTCTGCTCGCCGCTCTGATCGTAATAGCCGACTTGATTGACGAACAAACGCGCTTTCTCAAAGACGAACCCGAGGAACACGAAGACGGGGAAGAATGGAAACGGGAGAAGTAACTTTCGGTCTTCTGATCGCGGCGCCGACAAAGGACGCGATCAACGGCGAGTTCGTGAAACTTCTGCGCGAGCAGGGTTATCACGTCGAGCCGCCCGGCCCCAGGTGGGAAACCAAACAGGTTTTCATGAAGCGCATTGGTTTGCGCAATCATGATTCGATCGATGGTTCAATCGCGGCCTGGGAAGGGCGCGGAAACACGCTCCCGATCCGGCGCACGCCCACCGGCCGCATCATCGAGCTGCGGTCTAATCGCGAGTTCGATCTTTTTTGTCAGCGCAACAAACGACCCTGGAAACGATCATGAGCGAGCCGTTAAATTCCACTAATCGGATCGAGCTCGCACCCAGCGATGCGCCACCGCCGCCCTGGACTGGCGTGAAGTTCACCTGCGAACAATGCGGCGCAGAATATCAGCTCGAGGCCGCTGATTCGTGCGAGCTACGATTGATTCTCAATGATCGGCCGAAGATTTACACCACGCCACCCTGCCGCGATTGCGGCCGTGTCAACGTCATTGAATTGGGAGCGCACGCTTCCAGCGTGTCACAGCCGGCATCCTTGCCGGCTGATTACCAAATCGGAGGCGCACCGCGCGTCGCAGGATTCTTGAATGACGATCCGTATTTAACCGCTCCGCAGACGCAGGTCCTGCCGCATGCATCTACGCGAGTCGTGCAAACACAGGAATACTCCATCGACCGCTCGGGACCCTGGGTTGCGGTTCACCTGTTCGATCGCAACGGGAATTTTATTCAAGGCGGTTGGATGTTGGCCGGCCCAACCACTGTCGCGGACGAGATCGGAGGCTCATGAGCCGCCGCCGCTTTTCTCCGCAGATCCAGCGACTCGGATTCACCAAAGCTCAGCATGGGAAATTTCGCCCGATGGTGGAGAAAGCCTGGACGAAATACATCGCGTCGCTGCCACTCATGTTGCGCGATCGCGCTGAATATCGTGGTTGGTATGAGGATGAATTGCGCACTGCGACCGGCAAAACCTCCACTACCGCGTGCGATCCGAAGCGCGATTTCGAGGATGCAATGGAACATTTCGAGCGCCTGGCTGATGACGGCATTTACTGGGCGCTGCGCAAATACGGGGCCGACGCCCGCCGCATCGCTCATAATATAAGAGAGGTCTGCGGCTCGCACGAAGTCGACGAGGATTACATGCGCGGCATAGCGCGCCGCGCCCTCAAGCTGCGCGAGACAGATCCGTTGCCCGAGCTCGCCTCCCTCTCTTACGAGCAGCTCCGCGTAATCATGGGCGAGCTCAAACGGTTCTTAACCCGCGGCGGTCGCCCGCGTGTCCACCAAAAGGAGTTCGCATGAAAGCGCTGTCGATGACGCAACCTTGGGCTTCGCTTCTCGCGACCGGGAGAAAGCAAATCGAGACGCGCTCCTGGCGAACGAAGTATCGCGGTCCGATCGCAATTCACGCGGCGACTAAATTCCCTCCAAACTGCACCGGACTATTCTGGCGGGAGCCGTTCCGTATCCAGCTTTCGATCGCAGGAATTCGCGAATTTCATCAACTTAAAACCGGAGCAATCATTGGCGTCTGCGAAATTGTAGATTGCATTCCTACCGAGGAAATCCGCGAAGGTTTGTGTTACCCCGAAATTAATTTCGGCGACTACAGCGATGGTCGATGGGCATGGCTTTGTCGAAATGCGGTGTCGCTTCACGATCGGCCGATCACCTGCAAGGGCGCGCTGTCGCTTTGGGAAACTCCGGCTTGGACCAACATTTTATTGCCAGATCCGGCAGCGGTATGAGCATAGAGCCCTTCGGATTGCAGGCGGCACAAAAGCCACTGGTCGGAACGTTCGGGAGATTTTGGATGGGGGCGCGAGGTCATTGGTGTTACGTCTCCGTTGTAGATCAAAGTCCGTGCGGGCGCTTCGTCGCCGTTAAGGGCGGCAGGATTAGGCGCAAGGCACGCTGGATTAAGGCCTCTGATCTGGTCGTGCGAGAGGCGCGCGCAAAATGACTGCGCAGCTCTCACTCGATCTGAACAAGCAGGCGTCGCGGGCGCCGAAAGTCACGCGGCAAAATGTCGATTGGTTCATTGATCAGCTTCGCGGCAAAGGCTGGGTCAGATCAGTGGCGCTTGGGGCAACTACGGAAGCGCAAAAACGCCGGCTTCGCGCGATCGCTGAACTGGCTGACGGCGCGATCGTTTCTTATCCTGGTAGTCCTGGTTACAAGCTGCTCGATTCTTGCACGCTTGAGGAACTCCGGCGCGGCGACAGCGCGATGCGATCTCAACTGCGCGTAATGGCGCGAAAATGGAAACCGATCTGGCGCAAGATGCATCGGTTGGAGTTGGTGGAAAATCATGGGCGCTGAAACAAACATCGAGTGGACCGGCAGCACCTGGAATCCGATTGCGGCATTCACCAAACACGATCTGTGGGTCATCCCTGGCGCGGTATCGAGGACGCCGATCGAGGGCTGGAAATTTATTCCCAAAGGAACGCGCGGCTGGTTCTGCACCAAAGTTTCACCTGGCTGCGCGCATTGCTACGCGGAAGGCATCAACATCCGCCTGGGTAACGGCCTCTCTTATATAATACGCAATCTCGAACACATCGAGTTTCGCCTGGTCAACCTGGAGGCGCCGCTACGCTGGCAAAAGCCGCGCCGCATCTTCGTCAACTCAATGACGGACCTTTTTCACGAGGCGATTCCAATGTCGATGATCGCGCAAGTCTTCGCGATCATGGCGCTGGCGAACCGGCACACGTTCCAGGTGCTGACTAAGCGCTCGAACATGGAAGATTTCCGGACCGAGAAAGGGTTGACCGAAATTCAGACGGTCGCGCGGTGGCTCACTAAGAATCGGCTCTCCTATGGCGGCATCGGAACAAGCTTCGGCTGGGAAGGTGCGCGCGCTTCGCGTGAGGCGATCCTGGCGGCGTTGCGCGAGCTGAGCGAACGCCTGGACCGCACTATTATAGAGAGCCTGCCTTATGAGCAGTGCATCCGGCATTACGACAAGCCCGACACGTTCTTTTTCCTGGACCCGCCTTACCTCGACGCCGATCCGGGCGTCTATGATGGCTGGGTCGAAGATCAGATGCGCGAGTTTGCGCAAGTCGTCGCCGCGATCCGGGGTAAATGGCTGATTACGGTCAATGATTCGAGCGTGACCCGCGCCATCTTTAAGGGTTATCGACTGCGGTCGACCGCGCTCGATAACAAACTCGCCTCAGCCAGGCTGAAAAAGAAGGTGATCATGCGTGAGCTTCTGATCACGGCAAAATAACCGACTCCGCGCCGCGCTTTTTAAGCAGCCGGCTCGCTGCCTGCAGCACGATCGGCCGGAAAGCCGGCGTCGTTTTGAGCGAGTCCGTGAACGGGCGAAGGTCGACTGTCTCACCGCGCACGTCGCGCCGCTTCGGGAAGCCGATCTCAGCTAGCCAGGCGGCTGCCAACTGCCGCGCCTCGCGCCAACTCAGCTCGTGTTCGTGCGCTTGGTCGCAGTAGACATGCGGGCGCGATTCTAGTGGCCTGCACGAGCCTTGCAAGGCCGCTGAAAACAGGCCGAAAAGATGCGTAACTGTTTGTCAATTTGCCCAAATCAGGCTCGATTATGCGTAGATGCGACAAAAACCCCGCGCGCGCTGCAAAAGCGTCAGATCTAGAAGGGAGCTAAGGCTTTATAAGGCTAAATCAGCCCTTTTCAGCGATTCGTAACCGCAATGGCAACACTCATGTGACGAACACCCCAGG